CAGCACCAGCACCAGCACCAGCACCAGCACCAGCACCAGCACCAGCACCAGCACCAGCACCAGCACCAGCACCAGCACCAGCTTGTGCAGCGGCAGCGCCGCCAGTACCAACAAGAGCAGCAGTAGAAGAAACGGCATCGGACATGTCTTATTCCTTGGCGGCGCTTCGGCCGGCGTAAAGTTCGTAGAGCTTGTCGTCGTCCAATTTCAGATGACGGGCAATACGAAGAAACACCTCGCGGCGTCCTTCGAGTACGGCGTGGACACGAGGGTCCGCGTGGAACGTGGATTCGTGAGCACGACAGAACTTGGCCAGGTCGGTCAATACTTCCTCGCCCATAGGGCTGTGGAAGATGGCTCGGTAGGCGCTGCGCCGACACTGCAGAAAGCCCAATAGGCTGTCAATCACCGCCATCCTTGCACCTCCTGTATCGTGAAAGCTGGTTCACGCCGATAACGTTCGGCGCCTTCCATCCCGTTCTGCCACAGCCAGCGCCGCGGATCATCAAGGGGGAATGGCGGCTCCGCCTGCCAGCCTTTGAACTGAAAGGCTTCCCATCCGGAGCGGATGGCTTGGCGCTGCTCCCCCTCATCCAACGCGCGCCAGCGCAGTCCCGAGGGGACTTGAATTGGCTTGGGCATTGTCAGCAGGTGACCGTAGTTTCCAAAGGGAAAAACTTTCTAAACGGATGATCCGTAATCGTGCCGGAGAAATGCACTGGCGGCGTCACTTTCGTAAATACCAGCTGCAGATGCTCTCGAATAGATTTCCATTGTTCGGCCGTTGGCGCCTTGTCAGTCAGTTCTGCAAAGCCCTGCAACCAACAAGCAAATTGTGTTGCGTCCATCGTTAGCCTCCGAGGCTATTACCTTCAGGTGCCGCGGCCTTCATCATGGCGGCCATGGATGGGCCGGCATCGATCGCCTGCTGCGCCTGTTGCTGCTGGGCTCGCGCTTGGCGCTTGGCCATCACAACTTCCGGCGAATTCATGAAGCGCGCAGGCGCGCCGCTGATTTCGGCCACGGACGGGATGATCTCGTCGAAATTGAACTGATCCATCACCGACGGATCTTGCGTCTGCGTCGCGATCTCCGCGGCGAACTGGATGGAGCGCTGGATACCGGAGGCTTCCTCGGCGCGCATGGCCCGATTGAGCGGAGCATCAAACTCAACCAGCCAGCCCACGCCGGCACGCGATGCCTCCTCCAACTCCGGCGGCATCGGAGGAATAAGCCCCTGGCCGTACAGCACGTCGAACTCGCGACGAATCTGCGTACCGTGGCCTTCGGACTGGTAACGACCCATCGTGGGACTGAGCAGCGCGCCTTTCTCGCGGGCACGTTCCAGCACCTCGGTTGCCGTCATCTGCGGGGTTTCGACCAGGATCTGAAACAGCGTCACCAAAAAGGCGTCGTTGATCGTCTGCCGCTCGTCGTCCATCGACTCCTTCGTGGCCACCGGATTGCCCACAGGCAAGGTGTCCACGAGGCGCCGGCCCTCGGCCGAGATACCACCGAAATTCAGTGCACCCGGGCGAAGATCCAAGCCGTCCATGATCCCGTCGTCATGCGCCAGCAGCACTGGATCGGCGGCGCGGTGCATGGTTTTCAAGAAGGTCTTCTTTTGCTGGTTCAGTCCCTTGATCGCCGGCAGCACGTTCATAGCCGGACTTCGGCCATACATCTCGCCGGGAGCCGTCAGGTACCGCGCCGTGGCATATGGGTTGGAGACATAGCCGGAATCTTCCAGCAGAAATTTGTCGTCCTCCAGCACGTACTGGCAGGCGAACGGCATCACCTTCCCGGCCAACGCATTGGGCTGCCAGTTGGCGCGCGGGCCAGTGTAGTGAACGATCCACACCAGTTCGTCCGACGCCTTCTCCATCTTAGCCGCAAAACCCTGCGGCAACGCCTTCCAGCGCTGCGCGATGGCGCGGCGGCTCAGGCGAAAACGACGGATGTTGGTATCGACGTTGCCCTGGTGATCTTCGGAAATGAACAACTCGGGCAGCGGAATGTTGCGATAGCGCAGGCCCCGCGCGCCCGGATTGGTCGGCTCACGCAGCCGATCGACGAACAGGGAGCACGTACCGAATGCGCCCATACCGACGTAGCCGTCATGCTGCTGCGCCTGATAGCCGGAGTTGGTGGCATACCGGTAATGGAACATGATGTCCGTCACCTGGTCACACCAGAGTCGGACATTGCGCTTACGGTTCAGATCGGGATCGGCAATACGGATTCCGTGCCACTTGCCATTGCGTGGCGTGAGCATGGACTCCATGGCCGCGGCAAAACGAAACAATGCTGTGTTGGCCGTGGCGTCAAACATCTCCAGGCCACGTTCCTGACCCGGGGTGTACAGAGTGTTCTGGAAGAACGTGTTTTCGTAATACGGAAGCACCACACGCGCCACGTCATCCCAGTGCTGGGCGAAAATGGCGCGGTCGGACTGTGCCTGGGAGAACCGGTCCAGGACTTGACCGACGATGTCCTCGCTCGTCGCCATCAGCTACCCAGCAGGGACGAAGACGATACGGTGCCCGTATTGGCCAGGCCTGCGCCACCCGTCAACATGGTGCTTGACCGGCCGCCCAAGAGGCGCCGACGCAGCTCGTCATCCGCCGCCTCATCGAGCTGGGCGGATGAATTCGACATCGTCGGCGCGGCGGGCGCCGGAGTGGGATCCTTGGGCTTCTTGGTGTCCTGCCCCACCAGTTTCATGAGGGCATGATTCACGCCGCCAAGCAGGTTTCCGATCGCAGACATGGGCAAGAAATCAACAGGATGACGTCGATAGTCTAGCCGAATGTTGACATTTTGTCATCACTTAGCCCAAAAGTGGGAAGTCCACATTGCGGGCCGTGGCCCGCTTTCGTTGGTGCCGGGATGCGTTGCGGTCCCGGCGTGGGATCACCTGGCCAAATGTCATGGCCAGGGCATCGCCATCGTTCGGAGAGGCCAAGCCGCGTTTCTTCATGTCGTCCTTGGACTCCACCTGCTTCTTCCCGGTGGTCTTATTGACGATGCGTTTCGGTCCCTTGAGATCATCCTTAAGCACATCCGTGTCATCGATGGCACCATTACGCAACCAAATCGTCAGCTCGCCGTAACATTCGGCGCGCTTGTTGTGATACTGGTTTTCGTCTGCAGGCTTACCCTGCATGTAAACCCCAATGACCTTGTAACCCAAGGCTCGGAGATACTCACCGCCTGGGGCGCCCACACCATTGGCATCAATGATGACGGCGTCCGGGTCGTACTTCTCAATCGCCGGCACAACGTGGTTGGCCGTGAATTCCAGCACTTCCATGCCGCCGCGGCGAATGGCCGGAATGGACCGGGCATCGAATCCGCGCCGGAATCGGATCACAGAAGGATCCTTGCCGCCGTTGCCGTAGTCCACAGCCATGATGAGGGGAGCGCCCTTGTCCTCGATGATCTCTCGCTCCCGGGCACCAAGGATCAGGTCCATGGGGATCAGCTGGTCGTCGCCGGCGTTGGGAAACTCGCCGTAGACCTCCACCCGGGCTTCATCCGAATCCTCGCCATAGGTGCGAATGATCTTGGCGTAGGTTTCCGAATCGGTGCCCTCCACGGTCCTGGCATCGATCTTGATAGGGTTCCAGTCACCACGGTGCCTGTGGTGGGATTCGAAAAACGGACCCGTGTTGTTTCGGGGGTTCGAGTACAAGTCCCAGTAGCGATCCAGAACAGGCTCCGTGAAAAATCCTTCGGACACGGTGAAGATGGCCTGAGGAATACCGCTGGCCTCGTCGAACTTCAGCATCACCCCGTTGTGGTTATGGACGCCAGCGAAGGCGTCGGGCTTCTCTTCGGACCACAACTGGGCGTTCAGGTAGTAATAGGCCGTATCAATCTTGAGCTGGGACTCCAGCAACTCCTTGAACCAGTCGGCCGGCCGCAGAGACATGGCCGACCGGTCGAACCAGTGGCTATTAATGGCCAGGGTGTGCCACTTGCCCAACTCGGCCATGGTGCGGGAAACCAGCTGCTGCTCGGTATTGGCCGTGACAATCGTGGTGGACCCGAGCCGTGTCGACATCATCCACATGCCTTCGAAGCTGAATTCCGCCGACTTGCCGATACCACGGCCCGAGGCGATCGACTCCTGCCACATCTTCGGCTTCTGACCCTGGGCGATCCGCAGCTTGTTGGCCCGGATATGATCCGTCTTGGCCTCCATGCGCTCGATCTGCCAGGCGCGTGGCTCTTTGAAATTGGCTAAGGGGGTGTTGGCCTTGCCCCACGGGAACACGAACATGTTCCAGGCACGCAGATCGTCGGCCAGCTGGGGATCCCACAGCTCGGTCATGAGCGTTTGCTCGTCCTGTGCGCTGTAAATCTGCTTGGCCTTGGCCATGCGTTTATGTTCCGTTTAGGTTAAATGGCTTGGGAAATTTCAAAAATTTTTAGTCGCGGCCGGCTTATATGGCCTCGGATGGAACTCGCGCGGCCAATCCCGGCCCCCACCCCCACGCCACCCCTCCCCTGGCGCGCAAAAGGGGGCCCCGCGGCCCGCGCGAGGATCAGTCGAAGATGTCCGGGAGCTGCGCAACTGATTGTTTATCAACTGAACCAGCCGCATTTTGTTCAGTAACATCAACGGCTTGCACATCGATGATGTAAGCTGGGTCGCACCTGGGTCGCAACGCACGTCGCGCATGGGCTTCGGCCAGGGCGCTGCCGATGTCGATGACTTGGTTGACGTTGAGGTCGATGCGATCGCCGAAGACTTTGGGGATCAGCTTGCTCGCAAGCCATTGATCTGTCTTGATGATGAGCGCGGCGCGGTTGACATCGGGCTCAGTGCGGGCCACTTCCGCGATTCGGTCGATGCGGCGGTCGACTATGATCGCGCGCGCCCGACGCACCGCCTGTTCGAAAGCTGGCAGATCGGCCAGCCACTTGGTGTAGCGATATTCGGTGATGCCGGCCAGCTCGCACGCCTTCTCGATCGATTTACCGGTTGCAATCAGCGTGCACACCTGTTTCTGCTGCTCGTCCAACGCCTGATCGTCAAATACAGATAGATGTTTGCTGTCGTCCATCGTCCGTCCACATAGAAATTCATTCGTCGAGGGTGTTGACATTTACTCAGCACGATGACATTTTAGCATCATCAACCACCAAGCAGGAGAGCGTCATGACCCGCCAAGCCCTTCGCACCGAATATCCCTTCCACCTCAATCCGCCGCGGCAACACGTCACCTGCTGCAAACCGCGCAAGCTGCCTCGCCGGTCCTGGCTGCAGCGCGTGCGCGACGAGATCGCACGCCTGCTGCGTTGAGCTTTTGTCATCACTCGGAGCAATTCATGGACGCACAGACTGTCAGCCGATACTACCTCGACGGGATACGGGAGGGCCGAGAAATCCATAGGCGCGAAGGAAAGGAAAACGCGGCCGCACACATCGCCAACCTGCGAGAGACGATCAAAGGATTCTCCGCGGCGTCACCTGTGGGACAGATGCTGCGGGGCGAACTAGATTTCTGGCGCAGTCAATTGCATGACTGAACGCGACAGAAATCCCCGCAACGAAGAAGCCCCCGTTGTTGGGGGCTTTCTTTTTGTCCAGTCAGCAGCCACGTCCGTGCGGCGTGGACACGCGCCTTTTCTGGCCAGCGGGCGGGAGGGCGCCCTTCCACTATTCTAGAATCTGAAATACTGGACTGAAAAGTTCAGAAGCTGCAAACCCTCGATCTTACTTACTTATTCTATATATTCTATTATTCTAATAAATATAGAATATATAGAGGGACATACCGTACAAACAAACACTCATTCTGTTTTGTACGTATCCACTTTTCTCCCTACAGCAACCTACTACTTTGCCGTAGAATCCCGGAATTTCACAGAATACTGAGCCAACTCAAGCACTTATCGTAGAATCTGCCGTAGAATCCCTTCTACGAATTTTGGAATCCTACCCGTATCCCACCCATGCCCAGTACGGGATACACACCCTCCAGTTTTACATCGCGCTGTATGTCCCCTATTCCAAATGCGGGACCGAGATCAAAATGCCCTGGCGTGAATCCCGGTCGCAATTTGCGCAAAAACACCTCTCCCCCTTCGCCCTTTATGATGGCCAAGTCCACACCATCGGCCGACGAAGATATGCTCGATCGAGAGTAAAATACACGCCAGCCGGCCATAAAGGGATCGCCTTCGATGGCTAACGCGACGATGTCCGCATTCTCATCGCCAGCGGCCAGGGGCTTGAAGGTGACAAGGCCGGAAATGGCGTCAACGGAACCCGCCAGCGGCGGCACAATGGGCATTGGCGCGCGCAACACTGTGGCTTCAGACGTTGCCGAGCCTACGGCTCCTAGCCTTACGCCCATGCGGCCGAAAATTTCCTCGGGCGTCACGCGAAGTACTCGCGCCCACAGGCGGGCTTCGTGAACCTGCAGCTTGCGCGTCCCGGCGATGGTCCGGCTTACAGAAGCGATGTCCATACTTACCCGGCGAGCAAAGTCCCGCATGGACATATTGTTGTCTTCGATGAGCCGGCGTAACCAAGCGCCATCGATTCGGTATTTCGGCTTTGTCATAAACAGGACCCTCCGTTGGCCCCCTGTAGTTTAAAAATCTCAACAAAGATAGCCCCCTGCGGACGTTTTGGCAACAATTGAGTCCCCGGGGGATAGAACACCCCTTCAACGTGTTGACATTTACGCATCATCGGCGCAGAGTGCCTTTCACCAGAGATAAAGAGACGATAGTGGAGCGGCGAACGAATCCTTACAACGGCCCCTTGGCTTGGCGGCTCTACATTGCCAAAGAGAGGGAGATAAAGATGGCCGCAGTGTGCGCGGAATTGGCTTTGTTACGTGCGGAAGCAAGAGCCAGGCACGCCAGCACCCCTGTTATTCCTGCGGAACATTCCGACATCGTTCGTGCCGCATACAAGCTATTTGGCGGTGTAGACGAAGTAGAACGACTCGGCATCCCGAGAGATTTGCTCGATGCCGAGGTACTTAGACTCAACATCAAACGTAAACTAAGGAGCATGTAAAATGAAAAACGTCAATGAACTGCGCACCAACTTGGCCGAAGTGTTCCAGTCCCTCAAGAGCGGCCAGATGGATCCGAAGGCAGCCACCGAGCTAGCTAACCTGGCCGGCAAGATGATTTCCAGCGCCAAGGTGCAGGTGGAGTACTACGCCCTGCGTAAGGAACAGCCGTCGATCACCTTCCTCAAGTCGGATGACTGACGGTCTAGTCTGCGCGTGTTGTTGACAAATCGTCATCACATCCCCACAATGTGCCTCACGGACCACAAACGGAGCCGCGGCCCATGACATTCGTTCACCTGATTCAAGTCGCCTACGCGACGACCCTGGTGGGCTTTGTGCTGCTGTTCGGGCTCCATATCTGGACTGACAAAGGGGATGACGAATGAGCAGCAAGGATGCAGTCTGTGCGGCTCGCGACATCATTCTGCAGGTTCGATATGACCTGCAGGATTTCCCTCGCAATGGCGAGCATCTGGACCACATGCGCGCCGAGCTTCGCGAAGTCGATCAAACCCTGGCTGTTGCTTCGGACGCCATCGATTTCATCCGTGACACCGACTGCAACTGCCGCCCGGCTACGGAACAGTACGAGGCAAACATCTGCCGCCGCTGCGATCTCCTGACCCGACTTGGAGTAGCTCTATGAACATCTGGCTCGCTTTCATTGCATCACTCGCGGCCACCACGCTGTTCACTGCAGCGGCGCTGGTCGCGCTGTTCATAGGTAACTGGCCGTTGTCGCTGTTCCTTTTCGCCGTCGACATCGCCGTATATCGCGCACTGACGTATCGCTTGGAGAATCGGGCATGAGCGGACGCTTCGCAGACATCCTGTTTGCGTGGATGACTCTGTTCGCCAGTGCATCGGCGATCATCGGATTGGGCACTCTGTTCGCGTGGCTATTGCTGTTCGGCCATTTCTTTTGGGCCGCTCTGCTTGTTTCCGCGGTCATCTCGACCGCTCTTGTTTTTTCACTCGATTGATGACATTTCATCATCATATTACTAGGAGAGATCCATGAAATTTGAAATCAAAAACCGTTGGACTGGCGAAGCGCTTTTCACCTGCGAACTTTCGGCTGAAGTCGCCGGCAAGTCGTACGGCGTGCAGCTGGGCTTCGCCGTGAAAAAGGCCGTGGAAGCCCGCGCCAACCTGTCGGACGCCAACCTGTCGGACGCCTACCTGTCGGACGCCAACCTGTCGGACGCCAACCTGTCGGGCGCCAACCTGTCGGGCGCCAACCTGTCGCGCGCCGACCTGTCGCGCGCCGACCTGTCGCGCGCCAACCTGTCGGACGCCAACCTGTCGGACGCCAACCTGTCGGGCGCCTACCTGTCGCGCGCCAACCTGTCGGACGCCTACCTGTCGGGCGCCAACCTGTCGCGCGCCGACCTGTCGG